GGTGGAGATGGTTTATTAATTTTAAATGATGCAATCGCTTTTAATCAAGTACAATTAAACGCAAATGGTTTTTCTTATTTAAAAGGTGGTAGGTTAGGTGTTGGAAGTTCTACCGATGACACAATAAATGCTTTACAAGTAACGGGTAAAGGTAAATTTTCGGATAGTTCACAAGGATTAATTATAGGGGCTTATGTTGGTGGTGCTGGATTTGGGGCAATATATCCATCAACTGTTACTCCTTCCATTTCAAATCATTGTTTAGCGGCATCAAGTTCGGCTACGGTAATAAATACTGGAACGGGTGGTGTTATTGATTTTGAAATTAATGTTGTTTCAGCATTGCTAATAAATACTACTGGAATTATAACAATAGCAAATTTAGCGGGTACAGGTTCAAGGGCCGTTTTAGCAGACGCTAGTGGTAATTTATCGGCTCCCGTTTCTGATATAACAGTAAAAGAAAATATTGAGCCTTTAAAATATGGTTTAGATACCATAATGAAATTAAACGTTGTACAGTTTGAATTTATAGAAGAATATAAAAATTATGGCGAAGGTTTACAAATTGGTGCAATTGCTCAAGAAGTTGAACAAATAATTCCTGAGGCGGTTTTTAAAACTCCTTCAACGGGTTTAAAGGGTATTAATTATAACCAATTTAATGGTATATATATAAAAGCTATTCAAGATCAACAAAAAATTATTGAAAGTCTTATACAAAGAATTGAAATATTAGAAAATAAATAATTATGAAACAAATACAACCCGTAATATTTCCTTTAAATTTAGGAACGGCAAAAATTTTAAATTGTGTGGGATCAGATAATTTTAATACAAGCGTTACAATATATTACCAATTATTAACTGAAACAAATGAACAGTTACAAAATGGTAATTTATATTTAAGCGGTTTTGATTATGAGGCTTTTAATACAAGCCCAGACGGTAACGAATATATATATAATTGGACGGCGCAACAAATTGGCGTTACATTAATTTAATATGCAGATTAATTTGGAAAATTTATTTTATATAGGATCATTTGTTGGAACTATTATTTTTATAGGATCATTTTATGGTACTACAAAAAAAAAATTATCAGAAATAGAAGTCGACATGAAAGAGATAAAATCAGATCGTATCGATATTATCGACAAATTAGCCAGGATCGAAACAAAATTAGATTATTTAAATAAAGAAAAATGAATAACTGGAAAACAACATTGGGGGGGGTACTAGCTGCAAGTTCTGAAGTTATACCCGTAAGTACTGGAATTCAGGGCCTGATTAGGGCTATTGGTTTATTATTGCTAGGATGGGCGGCAAAGGATCATACAAAGCGATTAAATGACTCAGCAAAATAAAAATATATTATTAATAATACTAGGTATTTTGGGAATTACTGCAATTACTAAGGGATCAGGATTAACCAAAGCTTTAAATTTTATAAAAAAAGCTGAAGGGGGATTGTATTTAAAAGCTTACCAGGATAGCGGCGGCGTTTGGACAATTGGGTACGGATCAACTTATGACTTTGACAAACAAAGAAAAGTCCAGCAAGGCGATATAATTACGGCAGAGCAGGCCCAAAAATGGCTAGAAATTACTACAAGTAAAGACGCGGCTGAAATTAAAAATTTGGTTAAGGTGCCATTAAATAACAACGAATTAAACGCGCTTATATCTTTTACTTACAATGTCGGGTTAGGGGCCTTTAAAGCTTCAAGTTTACTTAGGTTATTAAATAGCGGAGCTGATAAAAAATTAGTTGCAGATCAATTTGATAGGTGGGTTTACGATAATGGGGTAAAAGTTAGGGGCCTAATTAATAGGCGAAATGCAGAAAAAAAGTTATTTTTGAGCTGAATTTGTTTAAGAAGGATTTTCATAGATTTTTCGGGGTGTTTTTACACTCCGATTTTTTTTTGTCAAAAATTAGGTTATATCAAATTATTTATATAATCTTTGTTTATCTATAATCTTTAAACTTAAACAAAATGATCAAAGCAACATTTCGCTTTTTCTATGGAAGCGACGACCAACGTACATTGTACAGTTACACAATTGAATTAAATTCCTTATTTTTTACCGCCGCTTTTGTTGAAAGTAACAATATTGTTACATTTTTGCAGACTGCTGGATGTGACATTTTAGATGTTAAATTAACAGAATGGCCTAATTAGGCTTATTTTTTTACTTAAAATTTAAAATAATGGAATATTCAGCCTACAAGGGTTATACAATAGTTTATAACCCTAAAACAAAAATGTACATAATTTATCCTTTCAACCAGGAATATAGATCACTAAAAAGTGCAAAGGCCTGGATTGAATATCTTATTAAATAATCCTTAAAAAAAAATTTATGAAAAGAGATGTAATTACTGTAATTGTTATAATCATTTTGGCCCTATTAGCAGACAGTTTAATAAACTTTTAATGATAGATAACCCAATTTACATTGAGTTATTAAAAAATGCTTATAAACGCGGCCATATACCCCCAAAAGAGCAAATATTACTATCTATACAAGGCCAAAATATAGGAAGTATTCAGAATTATGTTATTATTTCTGGTTTGCCTAAAAGTGGCAAATCTACTTTTACAACTTCAATTGTAGCAAGTAGCTTTGGCGTTTATGACATTTTTGGAATGAAGCTGCAAACTTTACCAGGGCGCAATAAAATTTTATATATTGATACTGAAAGCAGCGAATTTGACTTTTATAAACATATGTCAAGAATTAAAGACGTAGCAGATATTAACGAGTTACCAACATTTTTTGACAGTTTTTGTTTGCGAAAGGAAGGCCCTGAAACAATTAAATTAATGATCCAGGCGTATATTGAAAATACTCCTGAATGTAGTGTTATTATCCTGGATGGGCTTCTTGACACAATCGTCGATTTTAATGATATTCTTGAAACTAGAAAATTAGTTAATTGGATTAAAGAACTTACTACCGTTAACAATTTATTATTAATTGGTATTTTGCATACGGGCAAAAATGAGGGCAAAACTTTGGGCCACCTGGGAAGCAATACGGACCGATGGGCGCAAAGTACTTTATCGGTTAAAAAAGAGGAAAGCGGATCTTTTATTCTAGAGCCTAAATTCTTACGATCCTCAGGCGGTTTTAAGCCCATAGAAATACAATATTCAATTGATGACAACAAATTTATACAAATTAATTCTTTGCCCGTAAATGAGCCTAAAATCAAGCATTTTAGCAATTACACGGATCAAGAGCATAACAATATTTTAAATGTTATTTTTGAAAAAGAAAAATATTTTAAGTACGAAAATTTAATAATTGAAATATCAAAAATTGAGAATAGAGGTATTAATTTTTCTAAAAGTTATTTAAAGTATTTTAAAGACAAAAATTACATTTCAAAAAATACACAAAACGAATATTTTGATTATCGTAAACAATTTTAAAAATGCAAGAAAATGAAAAAAATAAAAATTTGGATCTTTATTTTTTTAATGAGATTATCTCTAAAAATACAAAAAATAAAAAAGAAACTAAGGCAGAAAAAAAAGAAAGAATTAGATTAAGAATGTTAATTATTTTAGATAGTATTCAAAAAATTTTAAAAAAATAAAGCCCCGTTCTATTGTTTTAATAACGGGGCTTAATTAGCTAAAATAAATTTTATTTTAAGCTACTTCGAAATTTTCAAAACAAAAATAAAAAAAAATATGATAGAAACAAATTATTTTACCGCTATTTTTTTTGATGACAAAAAAAAAGCTTACAAATTTAAAAATATTTTAAATGATCCTACAAAACTGGACCAGTTTACAAGCTTTGCTTTGACCAAAAAAGCGGTTGAAATAAACTTTTATTGCAAAGACACAAAAAAATTTTCTCATAAGGTTTTTTTAAAGGTGAAAAAATCAAAGTAGCTTAATATTAAATTTTTGTTAAATTTTACCCTATTTTTTAGGGTTTTTTTATGTCTAAAATTCTTTAAATTTTAGGGTGTTTTTGGTACCGAACGGGTACGGAACGGGTGGAACGGGCCCCCCCCTAAAGGGGGGCCCGTTACTGTTCACCCGTTCCGCACATATACCCGTGAAAAAAAAAATGTTTGGCGGTTTAAAATTTTTTTGTAGATTTGGAAATCTTTTTTAATTTTTATCAATTTTTAATTTTTTTTTAGTGTCAAAAAATTTAATTTATATCGGTTTGGCTTTTCTTGCCTGGATCGGTTACAAAAAATTTATTTTGTCACAAAAAATAAATATTGGTTTAAAAAATATTGGTTTTAACGGCGGCACATTTTTACAACCAATTGTTAACGTCCAATTAGAAGTTGAAAACCCTACAAAAACAACGGCAGACGTACAAAAAGTATCGGCAGAAATTTTACTACAAAATAAAGTTGTTGGTACAATTTACCAGGACATAAACAAAACTTTACAAGCGCAACAAAAAACGGTTATTGCTTTTGATGTAAATTTAAATTTGGCAGACGCTGCAATAATTTTAATTTCTAATAAATTTAAAAATCAAATTATTCAATTAAGAGGTAATTTAGTGGTTGACTTTATTTTTATTCCTTTAAATTTTGAAATTCAATTACCGTAAATGAATTTATTAAGTAAATTAGATAGTTTTAAAAATAATCAAAAAATAATTAGTTATGATCAAACAACTAACGACATTATTAACGCTATTTTAAAGCAACACAATAAAAGCGAAAGAGATTACGATAAACTATTTTATTTTTTTGATTGTGGAAATTATTACGATACGGCTAAAAAAGTTTTTAATTTTTTAAAAAAAAATATACAGTATCAAATTGAGCCTGACGAATTGCAAACGGTAAAAACGCCCGCAGCAATTTTGGCAACAAAAAACGGTGATTGTAAACATATGAGTTTATTTATTGCTGGAATTTTAGACAGTTATCGAAGGAATACTGGAGAAATATTTGATTTGTGTTATCGGTTTGCAGCATATGACGGAAGCAGAACGCCAGAGCACGTTTTTGTAGTAATTAATCCAGGAAGTAAAAACGAAATTTGGTGCGACGCCGTACTAGATAATTTTAACGAAAAAAAAGAACCTAATTTTTATAAAGATAAAAAAATTCAAAATATGGCACTAATGGCACTTTCAGGAATTAACCAGCAAGCACAAATGAACGGGGTATTTGATTTTTTAAAGCCTAAAGGCGGCGGACCAGGTGGAGCAACAACAACAACTGGATTACCCAAAAGCGGTCCAGGTTCATCAGTAATAACGCCGCCAAAAGGTAGCGGATTAGTAAATATTTTAACGGCTGGAACTGCTGCCATACCAGTTTTTGGAAGTACAATATCAAGTTTTTTGACATTAATAGGCCCGTTAATTAAAGGGCATTCAGAAAATTTCCTTTTTGATACTAGCTTCACTACTGGAGATTATGACAAAGCGATGGGAATAGCTTTTAAATGGTATAAAGACTTTGGATTAAGTCCAAAATCGGCCAATCCTAAACTTTGGTGGGGTGTAGGCACAAACGACGGAGTTGAGAAAAGAGTGCCGCAACCATTTATATCAATGAAAAGAATGGAATGGCTACCTGAAATTTGGCAAAAAACAAAAAACGTTGATTTAGCTTTTATAATTAACGAAGCGGTAGCTTCAGGCTATTTGGATCAAAAATATTTTATAAATAGTAAAAATGAGATGAAACCAGAGCCAGGCGCATTGACTAATCTTTTTGGCGGCGGATCTGATAAGCCTGGAGGCGGTGGCAGTTATACAATCCCTTTAATTATTGGCGGTGCTGCTTTAGTAGCTTTTTTTATATTTAAAAAGAAAAAATAATGACTACTTTACAAAAAATAATAAAGGACGCTAAAAGTTTAAGGGCAAAAAGTCCTAAAAAATATAGTAAGTGGACAGATTATGTGAAAGAAGCTTCTAAAAAATACGCTTCTAAAACTAAAACTGTTAAAAAGAAAGCTACAAAGAAAAAAGTTGGCGTTTTAAAGCCTAACGACAAACATAAAGACAGTAAAAGTCACAATGTTAATATAAGAGTAGTAAGCGGCGTTAAAAAGAAAAAAGCGGCTAAAAAAGCGGTTAAACGTAGTAATACCCTTACAAAAGTAAAACAAGTCCTTAAACAAGACAAAAAGAGGCTTAAACACGGATATACTTTGACGCCAGGAAATGTTAAAATTGGAGTTATTAAGAAAATGGAATTGGATCAATTTAATCAAACTTTAAATAAAATTAATATTTTAGAAAAAAGTTTAATTGATAAAAATGTGTCTTTAAAACAAACAAAAAACATTTTAGCAAAAAAAGTTTATAAACTTCAAATTGATCAGATAAAAAAATATTTAAAAGAATTAAAAATACAAAAAAGTGAACTTAAAAAGTTACTTTGATTTTTTCACCTTTATTAATAATAAAAAAAAATAAAAATGGCACGTAGAAAAAAAACAACTAAAAAAAGAGTTACTCGCAGACGTTCTAAAAGAATGGGCGCAGTAAATATGGCTGGGGGCCTTACTTCGGCTTTATTCACAATTGCTGGCGGTGTAGCTGCTAGATTTGTGGCAAACACTATTAACGGCACTACTTTAAATGATTCATACAAAAAGTATGTTGCATCAGTAGCACCAATTGCGGTAGGTTTATTCTTACCTAAGTTTATAAAGTCTGACATTGGTAAATCAATTGGAAACGGTATGATTGCCGTTGGTGGTTTAGGTTTAGTTCAATCTACTGGAGTGCTTTCAGGTATGCCAGTAATCGCAAGACGTTATATGGGCCTAGCTCCATCAACTAACAATCCGCGCGGAGTAGTTGCGGGAATGGATCCAATGAACTACGGAATGGATACAATGAGCGCAGCGGTTTTGTGTTAATACAATAAGTAAAAAATTTAAAAAAAAATTAAAATTTAAAAAAATGATTAATCAAATAGGCGCACGCCTTACATTCGAAAATGCTAGATCTTTTGTTCAATCACAAGGTTATGACGTAAGTCAAGCAGTACTTACTCAATCTTACGTAAGATCTGAAGTTGCAATATCTGCAAGCGTTACAAATTATCGTTTACCTATCGTAGTTACCGATAATTCAAGTACAATTTTTAACACAGAAAGGCGCGTCAACCTTCAGGACGTACACGTAGTAAGTAGTTTATTTGTTGGATTAGCAGCGCCGTCAAGTTCTACTGACGCAGCTTTCCGCGTATTATCTTATCCATCAACTGAAACAAACGAATTTACAACCGCACAAGCTGACGCAGCTTTGACATTGTATAACGGTTTTTTATCTATCCAGGTAAATAATCAAAACGTTTTGCCTTCTTACGATATTTTAAGGAGTTATTATGTACCACAAACTCAGGGCGGAGTAGGAATTACGGCGCAAACTGTATTTCCAGTAGATCAATTTGACGCAGCTGATAACGGTTTTTATCCAATTGAGCCAAACCTTTTATTAAATGGTGGTGCAAATATTGTTGCTAGTATTGTTTTGCCTGCTGCAATTGCAACAGTAAAATCAAATAGCCGTATCGTAGCAATTTTTAGAACTATTCTTTGCCAAAACGTTACAAGCGTAAAATAAAAAAGCCGATCCCAATCGCCACCTTGCCAGGTGGGTGCAAACGCCTGGCTTTTTTTAATTTTTAAAAAAACAATTATGCCACAATTAAATAGATTTGAGGCCGTTGAATTAGCAATACCAAACGGCAGTACTAACACCAGATATTATTTCCCCAATTTACCTAACTTGGCTTCAGCTATGATCCAAAACATTCAATGCTATACGCCTGGGGTTTTAAGTGCTTCGCCCAATAGTGGTAGCACAATGGTAACGGAAGCAGATCTTAAAAAAAGCTTTTTAACATTATACAGTGGTGATTTGCAATTGATATATAATGCGCCTTTATTGGCTTTTAACAATATTATTAGTTCTGCAACGCCTAATCCATATTCAAACGATTTGCCTAATATTAACAATATGATTATTAGTTGGACAAAAAGTTTTGTTTCGCTTTCAAGCGCACCAGGTACAACCAATTGCGTATATGCTTTTGGAGTTTATTATAAATTATAAATTATTTAAAAATGGCAGTATTTAAGCCCGAGTTACACAGGTTGGAGGATGTGCTTGACTATTACGAAAATAGTCCCGCAACGCACTACAAAATATTTGCGGGAACCAGTCCAAAGGTTGAATATTGCCGTTTTTATTTTGATGAGGATGAGAAGGAAATTGGATTGCAAAAATTATCTGAAGCTTTAAGGGCCATCCAGCAAAATGTCGACAATACCAATCCTTATATTTTACAATTAATTGAAAAAAAGAAAGTTGCTAGGGGCAAAGATCTTGAAAGCTTGACGCAAATAGTTTTTCAATTAAATAAGGCTGAAAGGTATTTACCAATGATAAGTGGAATGCAGCAAACACAACCTGATCAAAATTTTAGCCGTTTATTAGAAAAAATGATTGAAGGGCAAAATTTGATTATATCAAAATTAAGTGCTGAAGAATTTGAAGAAGAAGAAAAGCCAAAGGGCTTAGCGGGTATTTTAGAAAATGAGCAATTTCAACAAATGGCTATTGGTGCTTTGGGATTAATAATAAATAAATTTGCGGCACCTGGACCAATGGCGCCAACTGTGACGGCCTTGGCGGGTATTCCCGACGAACAAAAACAAAAAGCTTTACAAGCAATTGAAATTTTAAGTACAAAAGACGTTAATTATGGCGATCATTTGTATTATCTAGCTAATATTGACGACAGTACATATAAAATGCTTTTGGGGTTTATGAAATAAAAAATATATGGCAATAAGTGAAGATAATAAGAAGTTATTAACAAATGTAGGTATTGCGCTTGCTGCTTATATAGTAGTAATTAGGCCACTATTTCAAAAATTAGGTATTGTTAAAACTAATGAGGAAATACAAAAAGAAAAAAGCGAAGTTGCAAACATTGAGGAAATAGAAAAAAATTTGAATGCTAGGGGTATTGAACTATCTAGAAGTAAAGCGGAATTTGATCAAATTGCAAATGCAATTTATAATTCTTTAAGATTTAGCGCCGTTGCAGATGACAAAGAGGAAGCGGGATACCAGATATCAAGAATACAAAATGACGCCGACGCAATTTACTTAGTTAAAACTTTTGGTAAGAGGCAAGAATATCTTTTTGGGATCCCTAGCGGCTCGCCAATGGGATTGACTGAATTTATTACAAGCAATTTATCTAGGGAAAAAATAAACTTAATTAACGATAATTATAAACGTAAAGGAATAAAATTTAGATTTTAATGAAAAATAAAAACTTACTAATTATTGGGGCCGTAATTATTGCAGCGTTTTTTTTCTTTAAAAAGAAAAAAGCAACTGCTATTACACCGCCGCCACCGCCACCGTCACCAATATTGCCACCAGTTGACAATAAGTTTCCAATTGATATGCTACCTGATAGGCCAACTTATCCAGGCGGATTAACTGAAGGTATGAGAGTACTTGCAGATAATGGAAACGAACAACAAATTTTACAAGATGGCAAAATATACGGTTTAACTTTAGAACAATGGGCGGCAAGAGGTTATGACGCGCCTACTATTGTAAGCAGTAACATTTTAGATCAAATACCATACGGCGGAGTTTATAATTCAGGATTATAATGAAAAAAAATAAGATATATATAACAATAGCTTTATTATTATTAGGCGTTTATGCTTTTGCAAAAATGAAAAAAAAGCCTAAAAGTCGGGTTATTGTTAGTGATCCTACAAATGTTAATGCTTATTCAATACCAGGTACAACAATGTATGATTATAATTTATCAACACCTTTATTCACATTTAGAACTGAAATGAAATTGGGTATTTTAGAAGAGGATCCTGATTTGCCATATACAAAAGTAACTTTTACGGCTAATAATACAGTTAAAACTGGATATATATATAATAACGACATAACTTTTAAATAATGAAGACTAGCGAATATATAATATACGGGGCAATAATTTATTTACTTTATAAAGTTTATAAAAATACTGAACCTGAAGGCAATATGGATCCTAATAATCCATTTAACAAAGCAAACATTAATTTACCACCGTTTGCAATTGTAACGCCAACCTATTGGGACAAAAAACAAATTCAGCCAACACCAGCCGAAGTTTTAAGCCCTAGCCAATTAGCTTATTTTAAGTCTAAAAACAAAGCAATTTTAAAACAAATATATACTTGCTAATTATGACACATTATACACCCGTATTTATAGCGTATAACACGGCTCAATCAATTCCAACCGATTGTAATAGTATTATATTTATTAATTCTGGAACTACAACGGCGGTAATTGAAAATGTAACTTTAGGGCCATCACAAAGTTTTGTAATTGATGGTAACGAAAATGAATTTACAACGGTTACTTTACAAATTAATTTTACTGGCGCGGGCCAAAATAATTTGATAGTAGTAAAAAAAATATTTTAATATATGGGTTTTTCATATAATGTCAACGTACTTAATCAAAAGGGAAGTCCTGCAATTTATACGGATACTTTTGCAAATAGGCCTGCATTTGGATTTGCAGGAAGATTATTTATTGCAAATGATACGGCGGCAATATATGAAGATACGGGAACGGCTTGGGTATTAATAGCAAATGTAAGCAGCGGCGCCGGAACTTTACAACAAGTTACTACAAATGGCAATACGTCAAATGTGGGTATATCAGTAACGGCGGGCGGAGTAAGTTCAAACAGTTTAACAGTTACAACTTTGACGCCTGGATCCGTTCCCTTTGTTGGAACGGCTGGATTAATTACACAAGATAATACTAATTTATTTTTTGATGATACAAATAATAGATTAGGGATCAATACTAATACGCCTTCAAATAATTTAGACGTTCACGGAACCGGAACAAGTCCATTAATTGCTATAAATAATACTGCGGGCAATCAATCATTAATAGGTTTTGCAAAAAATTCTACTGCAAAATGGCGCATTGGTAATTCCTCATCAGATACTTTTGACGTTTTAAATGTTGGTTTAACCACAAATGCAATTACAATTAGTTCAGCTACTAATATAGTTTCATTTATAGAAAGTATTAAAATTTCTCAAACTAGTGCTTTTCAAGCAACTGCTGGCTTTAATTCAATAATCGGTACGGCAAATGGTTTTGGTTTTCAATTAGGTACTTCTACAATTAATCCAACTTTTGCTTTTAATGTTTTAACGGCTTCAAGAAATTATATATTTCCAGATGCAACAGGTACCATTGCTTTAACTTCTAATTTGTCAAGTTATTTACCTTTAACGGGTGGAACTTTAACTGGTGCATTAAATGGAACAACTGCAGAATTTAGTTCTAATTTATATACAAAAGGGGATTTAGAAGTAAGGCCAAGTGGAGTCACAAGATTTCTTGTAACAACTTCTATAGGTGGAGATGGTTTATTAATTTTAAATGATGCAATCGCTTTTAATCAAGTACAATTAAACGCAAATGGTTTTTCTTATTTAAAAGGTGGTAGGTTAGGTGTTGGAAGTTCTACCGATGACACA